TTAAGCAACACATTTTTTATAACTACTTTCGATATCGTAATCGTCAATAATTATATAGTATTTCTCTAAAGTATCTACAGAATTGCCTAATATTTTTGCTATATCTTTTAAAGCCATACCCTTTTTATATAATGTAGTAGCTAAAGTTCTTCTGAATAAGTGTACTGTACATTGCTTTTCAATTCCAGCTCTTTTGGCTACACTTTTTGTTATATCTTCAATACCATGACTTCCAACCCGTGTATGTGGCTTTCTTTTATTAACAAAGACTGCATCTTCATCACACTCTGGTCTTACATCTAAATACTCTTTTAAATGCTTTTGTGCAGCTGCATCCAAGAATACTGTTCTCCATTTTCGAGTTTTTTCACCGTAAATTTTTACTTTTCCGGTCAAAAAATCAATATCCCTAATATTCATTGCACAACATTCACTTACTCTCACACCTGTACTAAGTAAAAAATCTATAACAGCTAATTCTTTTTCATTCTCACAGGCATCTCGAAGCATAACTATTTCTGCATTACTCAAAACATATTTTTGCGGATTTTCGTACTTTATCTTTTTAAACTTCGTAAATGGATTTTTATCAATATACTCATTTTCAAGACACCAATTAAAATAAGCTTTACAGTGTTTTCTTTGAGTATCAAGGGTTCTTTTAGAAATGTACTTTCCATCTCTTCCTACGCGCTTGGAAAACATTGCAAAATAATACATAACATCATCATAAGTTATATCTCTAAAGTTCTTATTTATATATTCTAACAAATTACGAGCAGATCTATAGTATTGATTTATGGTCTTTGGTGACATGTTATTAACCTGCATTTCATTTCGAAAACGCTCCAGGTACTCCACATTATCATCAACAACTACCGATAATCTTGTTTCTTCTTCCACAATATTCATACCATATAATTGTTCTATCAACGTATTTTTCAATTGATATAGCTGGTCATCGTCTAAATATGGTGTCATTGCATTTAATATAGCATTTTGCACATCCAGTTTATTCATGATCTATTTTCTCCTTCTTTTTATACTTGCGCAAATGCCAACTTTACAGTATAGTTTTCATATGAGCATTTGTGCTTGTGTAAGGATAGGATTGTCAAGGCTTTGGTAGGTTGTGACTTTCCTATCCTTTTCTTTTTCGAACATATGTTCTTTTAATGGTATTTTTTTACCGGCATATTTCAGCCGGTCTTGATATTTACTATTTAGTTTGCTACAATTCTTTTGGCGGAGAGCGGTGGCAAGCCCGCCCTCTCTGTTATTCCCTTTAAAATTTCAATTTCTCGTTTATCTTTTGAATCTGCTTTTCAGCCTTTTTAATGATCTTGTCATTATCTGTTTCTTTTGCAATTTCTAAAACCTCTTGCCAATCTTCCAACTCATCAAGTAACATCCCTTTGTATTGTTCATTTGTCATTCCCATTTCTTCCATTTTTACCTCTTTTCTGTATTTCAGTTGTTGCTTGCCTCATCTGATAATACAATTATAATATATAGTGCGCTATATGTCAATAGATTAGTGCGCTATATTATCGATTTTTTCAATCTTCTCATTGATTGCATCTATATAGAATTGCCTAAGACTGGTATATCCTGCTTTCTTAGCAGCCTCTTCATATTTTTCATACTCGTCTTGTTTTACTCTGAATCTTATTTCTTTCAGTTTGCTCAAATACTTCATTGTGTAGCTTTTTTGTTTTTCATTATATGGCATATCCGTCACCTCCATATAAGAACAATATCACATTTTTCATTAGTGCGCTATATCTTTTTTGAGAAAGCAGAAAATAATATATCTATTTTGTGCTTTCTCAATAATGAATTTTTTGCAAATACCCAGAGTTTAACTAACATAAATACATACGTTGGAAAGGACGGAAAACTACACTTCGTAGATTCCACAGGTGCAGATACAGTTATCCCTTTTAACTCTGGGTATAAAGAAGTTGCTATCGTCATTGCCGATTACCAAAGAATGGCATCCTGTATATTAATAAAACCAGACAAATCAGTGCATTACGGATGGGGTAGCCTGCAGGGAGATTATATGGCATTAAGTGCTTCTGGAAATGGAAACTGTTCTATAGTCGCAAAAAAGGCTGGTAAGTATCTTGTATTTGACACTCAGGCAACTACTCCAAAAACATCAACAACACAGGTTGACGCATCTTCAAATACGACGATTATCATGAGTACTGCGACTAAAAATTTCAGTATTAATGTGGCTGTTGCACTTTAATATTTGATTTTAATAATTTTAAATGGCACTTGTGAATTATTATTAATACTGCTAACGCCGGTTGAAGCTTGTACTGCTCCATTCGATATAACAATTTTATTTGTGTACAACATAAATTGTCTCACATACAAAGTATTATAATTTCCTGCCCCTTGCAAACTCTGTGAAATGGTTGCATTTAATCCGTTTAAGAAAACGAATCTGTGTATTTTTAAAGCGTTATTAGCTAAATTGGAAATACAGCACTGGATTTCAATTTCATCAGCATCACTTAAGTCTAGATTTAAGGTTTGTCCTGCAAATGCTGCGTTTGATATCCCACCAATAACACTTGGATTCTCCCAGATAATTTCGCGTTTTAATACATGCGTTAAACTCTGGGTATTCTCAGAAATTTTTTTCTCCTGCTCTGCGTGCAGTGCTGCCAATGAAGTCTTATTCCACTTAGATGCATTGAATGTTTCTGCGGCTTCTACTGCCGTAACGCATTTATATAAATCATTATTATGAATGCAGATATCTCCAACATCATATGTTCTGGCAGAACTATACTGATCGGACATGTTATTAAATAATGCTGCATCATTTGCATCATACTTGGACAAATCAATTTTTCTTGCTTCGAGTTCTACCAGCGCACCAATTATTTTACCGGACGTATTTTTTCCAGATATCACATTTCCGGCAGAATCTGTCTGTGCAGTTGTTACGGTATTATCCCACCAATAGTCTGGTACATCCGTTGCCTTTATTAAAAACTGATCACCCAAGCGGAATTTCTCCGCGTTCGCAGGAACAGCAATATACGCAATTAATTCTGAATATGTATTAAATACATATCCGGCAGATTTGCCTTGAGCAACAGCCATTGCTCTCTCAATATTTGTATTCGCATCTTCAAGCTTTCCCTTTAAAAACGCATCATTTCCAAGCAGCTGTCCATATCGCTCATTAAAACGGTCTGCATGTGCTCGTGTCTCTGGTGTGAGTTGTTCCATCTCTGTATTAAATTCCGGATTAACATTCAAACTTGACATAAATATCCTCCTAATTTTTGTATCATTCTGCAAACTTATTTTCGATTTCTATTTCATGACGTATCTGAGATTCGCTCTTTGGTTTGAATCGATACATCCCCACATATAGGTTATCTCTGTAAAATTCGTGTCCTCGACACGTTCTCAGATAAATTAATATAAATTTTTCAATGATCTTTCTCATAAGCATTGTCTCACTTAAACTCTAATACATATCCTGAATTGCAAATGAATCTTCCATCTGGTCTTTACCTTTCGGAAGGAAGTTAGCGATTGCAATAATATCATTATCCTCATCGATCAATGCAATTTCACTGATATACTCGCCAACCAGCTCATTAGCTTCAATTACAAGCGTGTATTCATAGCATGTATCGCTGATTTTCTGACTGGATGTATATTCTTTTCTAAGCAGTTCATGTTTTAATGCTGTAGCTGTCTCGCTTGGACTTAATACTTCATTATTCTCATCCACGCCACCGGATCCAACTGCAATATATTTTATCTTGGAAATAGTTCCGGTATCATGTAATGCCTTTGCAATCTTTTTTCTCTTTGCCTCTGTAATTACCTGCTTCATACAATCTCCTCCTCAAATCTGTATGCATCCATTTCTTTTGTTCCATCTAATAAATAAGTTCCATCGAGACACCAATCATTATGTGTTACAACACGATTGATGCTTCCAACTCTTCCGGTCGATGTAGTAAACTGTATCCGGCTTCTTTGCTTCACTAAAAACTTTCTATAAGATGCATCCAGTGTCTGTGATCCATCTAACGACCATGTACCATCAAGTCTCAAATAATTATAATTATCAATCTTAATTACTGATTTACTTTTAAGCTTCAGCTCTGCTGGCGGAGTAATAATTTTTATCAAAAACAGATATATATAATTATCTTTAGCAGTTACATATTTGACCTTCCGCACCTCGCTTTTCAAAATATCAAAACCTATCGGATATTCCTTATCAATATCCTGATGCACGGTCACATAAAATTCTGCCCATCTATCCGCATCACCTTTCAGCTCTACAGCGGTTTTAATTTCCGCATCATCAAACCCAAGCTTTCTCACTGCGAGGATCATTCCTTGATTAGTTCCACCCAGTCTGCATACCTCAGTATAATTAGCGATCCTTTTTCTGTAGTTCTCGTCCGTTTCTCCCGGATATCTCACTATGCTGCGATCATCTGCATGGCTCTGGAGCATGGATGCATCACAAGTTGCAAGCATTGTCTGCTCTCTTGCCTCATATAAGATTTCTCCTGCATGATCCATATATGATCCCAATACCTGAAATAAAATGTACCACTGATTCTGTGACTTTTTTATCCGCTTATAAGGGGACGTTAGCAGGTAATACATGAAATCAGCAAATTTCTCCATCTTACGCACCTCCAACATTTGTGACGGTCACGGAAATTTTTCCCGGCATGATAACTTTTCCTTTTTCAAGTTCTATATCTGTATCCGGGGCTGAGAACTCGGCACGTTTATATGTACTGATTCTTTCTTTCAGCGCATACCTAAGATCATCCAGATATAAACAGTTCAGTTCTTTCCTGCTTGCAATCTGCATATAGTTGGAAATCACATTTTCTGCCTGCTCTGCCACTCCCTGCGTTGATGCTTCTTTGGCAATAAATATCGTTACCGTGATATTTTCATTCACGATCGTAGATGACTTAAACAAAAAATCATCATAATTATTTTTTAAATACTCTGTTGCTACCTCAACTTTATTCAGAAGCTCCTGTGTGGCTGCACCTGAAGTACTTGTGATGATTATGTCTGCTGTTCCCTGTCCTCTTGGATGTTGATCATCTATCTGCACATCCAGTACTCCCGGCACTGCTTTTGCCACACTCTTTAATTTACTCGCTGTTGTGCGTTCTGCCAGTTCAGACCATGCTTCCAGACATCTTTCCCTTAAAGACTCCAGATCTTCAATATCAGCACCCTCTTCATATAACCAGTTTTCTTCATTATTGATACTTGATACTCCATCCAAATGGATCATGGACACTGTGATCTTATCCGCAGGAAGATTATATGCTGTTCCTGTCTGCTCTGCTTCCACTAAAACTTTTCCTGTCTGCTCTCCTGCAGGAATGACGGTTTCATCCGCAACGTAATATTTAAGTTCTACGCCATTTACATCCGGCTTTGTTTTAAAGATATGTCCCTTTGTGATTTGCAGTGCATTCACATAATCTTCACGATAAATCGTTATATATCCCTTTGCCCTTACTGCTTCTTTCCGCGCCTTACCCACATCTGCAGCTTTGATTTCCAGCCAGTCCCCCTCTGCATGTTTTATATATCCGTTATTAATAATCGTCTGTGCCAGATTGAGCAGCTGAACATAAATCATGACAAATATTCTGATAATGATATAGAAAATACCACCCTTATTGAAATTGTTAATGATGAATCCTTGCTCATCCAATTCCGTTTTTATTTCATTCATAACAGCAGTTTCTTCCGGAACTGGACAAACTTTATTTAATGTTTCTTCGTCTATCATTCACTTACAACCTCCACTTCCTCTGTTGTGAGTTCAACATTATACTCATCAACAGCATCCTGTTTTGAAACAGCTACGTAATCCCGGAACACGCCGTTCTCAAAGCTTATCTTCTGCCTTGTTTTTCTCTGGTCGAGATATTTTCTCTTTGACAATTTATTTTTTACTCTCTGCTCTATTTCCTTCTGTGTAAACTCATCGTTTTCCGCATGACTGAAATCCAGAAGCCCAAATCCATAAGCTTCATCTCCATTTTCATCTTCGTAGAACAGTTCACCCGGTTCAGTAAGTGCTTCCAGCCGGAGATCCTGTTCCCAGCATGCATCTCCTGATACTGTTTTAAAGTCTCCAGAGCTGTCTGCCACAGGCTGTCCATTCGCATCGAGCATTATATCTGTATTATTTTCCCCGACAATGGTCATCTTTCACACCTCCCCAGAACAAATACATCACTTCCTCCATATAATAAAAGTACAGCCACAATATCTTCTTTTTGTGCCTTAATACTGCTTTTAACATTCGGAATTTCTGGAAAGTCGTTATCTACGTTTAATGTTTTGTCAAGAATTTTGAGAGTGTACACATATTTTTCGTTGTCTGTTTTTACCTGGACAACCTTTGCATACATTCCTGCCGGATGCTGTATATGCGGATAATTTGTTTTTATTTCATTCTCAATTTCTTTCCGCACAAAAGTTTCTAACATGTCTGACATGGTACTCACCCACCTTTAAAATAAATGTACATTCTAGTCCGACCACTTGGATCACTCCTCACAATCGTCTTTTCCACTTTAACGGTCCCGGTGAATTTGGAATGTTCCACTTCTATCATCTGGCTGTGATGTATCCACGGAACTCCGAGAGTTTCTATCTCCCAGAGGCTTCCATATTTGTGCAGTGAAAGAATGTTTTCACTCTCTGTAAGCACATATATGGTATCCTGCTGTGGATAACATCCCCAGTAAAAAATCTTATTGCGGAAAAAGAAATCGTTATCTATCCCCCACGAACTATTTACTTCCATAATGGCTTTAATGCCATTCTGTTTGTTAATGATAAAAGTATCTTTTTTCCCATATTCACTTTCCGTCAAAACATAATCTGATATACCTGCCTGCGTTAAAATATAACGGATCGCATCCTGTGGCGTGCAGTCTATGAATGTTGCCTTGATCATCGTCTGTTCCAGTTTTATCATGTCATCCCTGATCATGATCTCTTTCCAGGAATCATTTTCGTTTTTCCTGCAATACCCGGAAAGCAAAATGTCATAGTCTTCATCATATCCAAGTTCAACAACCGCTTCCTCGTTGTCCTCATAAGATATGATTCCATCATACTGTGTTGCAAGTTCCACCCTGCACCAGTCTGACCTTGCTTCCCTGCTTGAAAAACATTCCACTTCACACCCTCGTGTTATTTCATAATGTTCCGTGCTTATTTTAAATTCAGGACTTATCAGCTTTTTATATCCCATGCTCACTCCTATAAGATTAAATCCCTTGCCATCAGTTTTGCTTTGGCATTCTGTTTCTTTCTGGTAAGAGGAAATTCCACCTGCTTTGTTGTTTTACTTTCTGTCTTCTTTTTTGCTTTACTGGAAGATTTCTTTTTAGTGCTTCCAGCAGAAGCACTGACCGTTTTAGTGGTTATTCCTGCAATCACAGGAGCAACTAATTCCAACGTTGCCGTCCTTCTGCTTTCAGCGATTACATTTTGTGTTCCAAGCTTTTTAAAATAAACCTTGGAAATTCCTCTAGCAGCACAATCTTCATTTACAATTTCCAAAAGATTGGCTTTTGTCTGTCCGTAAGCCTTAAAGAGCCGCTGCATGGCAGTGATCTGTTCATCCTGTGTCATTTCTGTAGAATCTTCCAGTATAAAATCAATACTGATCTTTGCTGCTTCATATCCTGTCGGCTGTGTTGCTTTGGTCTTTCCCTTATCATCTTCGATGTTTTCAATAGTCGCTGTCTCATCGATGCTGATTTTTTTACACTGTCCAGACAAGATAACGCCTCCAAGTTTTACAATATTTTCCTGCACTAACAGCATCTGCTCTTCCTCCTTCTTACGTTGTCGCCGGTTTAGGATCATCGCTAGAGTTCTGTGCATCCTTAAGTTCATTGATCAGTTTCTGTAACAACTCAATATCCTTTATCTTTGTAAGATCCGTTTTCAGTTCCAGATGCTGAATAATAATTGGATTACCACTTTCTGTCTTTTCATGATCCGATTCCTTTTCTGTGCTTAATCTCTCGCTTCTCTCAAGTGTTCGTGTTTCCCTTCTGCTAAGCTCAGTCACAATGCTTCTTGATTCTGTCTTGTCTTCAGTGCTGCCACCAAGCTCCTCATGGATAAATGTTTTCAAATGACTCCATAGTGCAGATAATGGCAGTATTGCCTCTGCACCGGCTTCGCCTCCTCCAAGCATTTTGTTACCAGCTGCACCAAATATCGTTGGTCTCGTCATGATTCCGCCTTCCGCATACCAATCGGTACTGATCTTTGGTGCACTTGGTGGATTCAGGCTGAAGCTTCCATCGATCTTAATATGTGGCAGTTTGATTTTTGGTGTAGGAAAATCAATGCCGAAAAGGCTTTTTATCTTTTCGATCGCATTGTTTACCTTTTCCTGTATAGCATCCATCTTCTCATTGAACTTGTCTTTCACGCTGTTCATTTTGTCATTTACCATGGATAATATACCAGTAAGTCCGTCCATGAATTTTTGTTTCAGCTGCTCCACAGAAATATCAATGCCAACTGCCTGAAGTGCCCCACAGATAACACCTAAAAATCCTTCTGCGAACCCACCTGCAAATGCTAAAATCGCATCGAAACAATTTCCGAAAAAATTTTCCAGATCCTGCAACGCTGCATCCGCAAACTCACATGCCCCGGTAAAATCCCCGGTAAATAAAGCAACAAACATGTTGATTATATTTGTTGCAAATGAAATAAGATCCGAAAGGGCATTCGTCAGTGGTGTCAGAGCTGCAATCATCCCTTGTATTCCTGCCACAAACTGTGCAACAAAAAATGTACCGACAACACCTGCGATCAATGCAATAATCTCCAGTATAGGCTTTGCTGCCTCATAAAGTTCCATAAATTTCTGCCCGACATTTTGTAGTGCTGGCTGTAATGTTTCCCATGCCTGTGTGACACTTCCTTTGATCTGGTCAAATAATCCAATCCAGAAATTCCGAAACGCTTCAGATTTATTCCATAGCAGGACAAATGCTGCTATCAATCCAACAATCGCTATCACAATCCATCCTATCGGAGTTGCTGCAAATACTGTATTAAATGCCAGCCAGACAAGCCTTGCTGTCTTAATGGCTGCACTGACACCGGAGACCGCTTTTCCAATCGTTCCGACCGCACCTACTACTGTACCGATCACGACAAGCATAATTCCCAACCGCAATGCTATATTCATGATGCTCTGCACTGTCTGCTGGTTATTTGCGATCCACTCAGAACCTTTGTCTATAAGATCATTTACCTTTGTAAGTGTGTTATTTACAACTGGCAGAAGATTCTTTCCAAGTTCCTCTGCATTGTTATGTATCTTCTGCCTTAAAACTTCGAATTTTCTTTCCGGAGTGTTGTCTATAGCCTCCGCCATTTCATTTGTCACACTGACACCCTGCTTCATACTGGATGCTAAGTTGTCAATTCCACCTGTCAGTCCATCAATGTCATTATAAAGAAGGTCGATCATGGCAACAGCTTCATCTGTTCCAAATGCCGATTTGATCTCCTGTTTCTCAACCGCATCCAGGGTATCTCCATACTTATCCTTTAATTTCTGCAATATCTCCGGGGTTGTCAGAAGCTGATTATTTGCATCCACAAATGACAGACCTAACTTTTCTCCTGCACTCGCTGCAGTATTTAAAAATGATTTATACTTCGTGGCTGCTTCTGATCCGCTCATTGTTGTCTGAAGCTGTCCTAAGATTGCCAGCTGCTCTTCCATGGATATCTTATTATTTGTTGCTGTAGCTCCTAACATTGAGATTGCACTTGCCATCTCCGAACCTGCTGTTTTATAGTTCTTAACCGCTGTAGCAATACCGGCTGAGAACATCTCCCCAAATTCAAGGTCTGACATATCCTCATATGCACCTTTGTAAATACCATAACCAGTCGCAAATAAAGAACCCATCTCTTCTGTTGTGGATTTTGTTGCCTTACCGGTCAAGGCTGCAAGTTCCGTGAACTTTGCCACACCTTCATCGGTCAGCGATGCAATTCCTGATTTAATATCATAAGATGCACTAATAAATTCGCTTTTTGTCGTTCCTGCCCATGTGTCAGAAAAGCTCTTTGCTGCCTTTTCTACTGCGGCAAGATCCTGTACTCCAAGAGACGCAAGTTCTCCAAGGGCATTCTGTGTATCAAATGTAGATTGCACAGTACCAAGGCACGCCGTTGTCAGTGCCGTTCCTACGCCCACCATGACAGCTCCAGCCTTTTGGACACTTCCAAATGCCTTGTTCAGTTTTTCAGTACTATCAGCCACCTTATTCGTCACACTTGAGAGGTTTCCAGTCATGTTATCTGTCAGTCCGAGAACAACGGACAACTTATAAACAGAATCCATTCCCATACTTCTATCACCTCATATTAAAAGATGCCCGATGAGTAACCCGGGCATCTTTTTAACCTTCATTGTGAATCTGGATGTGCTTCCACATATCCTTTATTTACGCCCACCTCTATATCTTCAATCCTTAAATCTCTTGCAATTTCTGCCATCGCTAAAAGTTTTAAAAAATCCTCAAAAGGCATATCATGAATATTTTCCGGAATTAATTTCCCGGGAAGATACATATTGATCAGCAGCCTTCCATATTCCACAAAGTTACTTTTAATGCTTTCCTTTTCCTGCTCTACAGCTTTTTTACTGCCGTATCCTTAGATAATCCAAGCATGTTGAGAAGCTTCTCTCCAAGGCTGATGCACATTGCCGGGTATTCTTCCAGCGCATCCCCAAGTTTCTTATACTGCTCTTCACAGATGTTATCCATAACAAATGTCTTTAATGCTTTCACTGCAGAATTGGACGACAATTTGACATATCTCTCATAGGATGCGGTTCCCGGTTTCCTGAAAAGAAATGTAAATTCTTTTTCCTCTTCATCATCTTCCTGGATCGTTGTCCTGATCTCGTAGATTCTGCCATCCTTTTCTTTATATTTTTTTCTGAGATTCTCCATCTCATCTGTTACAGCAGCATCCTGTCTGCTTTCCATAATCTGTCCTTCCATAACGTTATCCATCTTGTTTTCCTCCTGATTTTTGTCAAAAATAATGATTATGCTTCAAGACCATTCGTGCTGATTCCGCCTATAGCCATACCCTCAATCGTCACTTTTAAGGATGTATCACCCTGCGCCCCTTTGAAATCTCTTTTATTAAACACAATCTGTGTGATAACATCTGTAGATGTCTTAGCACCCTCATCTGCATAGCTCACAGTAACTTTCGGAATCATGTATCCGTAGAAATGTTTACATCCGCTTGACTTGATCACGCGGCACATTTCGTCATAATCTTCACGAAGTAAGGTTATCTTAAAGGTATTTTTCTGGTTGCCAGTACCATATCCTCTGATCCTGCCACCTTTTCCATAAACAGGATCAAGTCCCTGTTCATCTCCGTAATCAACCTCCTGGATCTGCACATTGTTCATATCTGTCATGTGAAAATCAATGCTCGACCAGTCATAACTTTTACCATTGATCAATGGATCCATCTATCCCAACCTCCTATTCTGCTCCTGCTCCATATGGATTATTGACTGCAAATGTCAGATTGAACTTTCTGACCGTTCCCATCGGAACCCATTCAATGCTTACGTTTAAGGTCTCATCCACAAGGATGTTTACATTTTCCGTTTCGATCGTGACTGATCCGGAACTGATGATCTTATCTTTGATGCAATTATCAATTGCAATTCCAAGATCAGCCTCCAACGGCTTAATGCTTGCCTCAATATTATCCGGATCAATTTCTGCCTGGATATTATCCGTTGCCTTTTTGCTCACTTCCCTCACGATACGATTGAGTACCCGGACATTTTCGACATATGGGAAATCGCTTCCGTCTGCAGCAAGCACATTGGCATTTGTTACATAAAAATCTTCTTTGCCTGTGTACTGTCTCAGTGTGATATATCCAAGCTCATCCAATTCTTTTGTGTACTCTGCAATTCCTTCCGGGAAAAGTTTCTGGAGTTTTGAAGAACTAATAGGAAATTCTTTTACACAGCCAATAGATAAGCTTTCTTTCGCCTGTCCTAATAATCCTGAAACAACACCTGCAAGATTGATTTTCTGTGTACGCAGATCTTTTCTTGTGTATAATCCATAGGAAAGCACGACTGCAATAAACATACTGTTAATGCCCTTTCTCTCCGCCTTCATTGATGTAAGGTATTCATCAATGCTTTCCTTATCTCCACATTCCCTGCCTTCACATAAGAAAATGCATGGTTTTTTATAAGTCTCAAGAAATTCTTTTCCCTGTTCGGCAAGTGCCGCCCACAGTGTTTTTCCAGATGTTCCAACAATATGTACAATCTCAAACTCCGAATTTAAGTTAATCAGACTTTCAACAGCCTTAAGCACACTTGAGTTGCTGAGCGTCGGAGCTGTCGAGCTGAAAGAAAACGCATCATCTTCAATGAATGATTGTTCATCTTCTCCACTATCTGCAAAATTAAGAGTGATCCCTGTACCCGGAATTTCAAATGTTCCTCCCAATGGGATTGTGTACTCATCAGAGAAGTTATTTCCTCCATCAATGGAGTAAGCAAATGTTCCTTTATTTACTTTCCCGGTTGTTGTGATTTTTACTACAACATCATATGCATTGTTCGGCTTTCCAGATGCAGTGACAGTTCCCTTGCTCTCGCCAGTTTTAGTTACCTCGCCAATTTTTCCATCAACATCTGCTTTGACCGGGATAGCATATAACTTTTTCAATCCATTCTCCGTTGCATCAATACATGCGTCAGAAAGTGGTGTGCATCCAAGTTTTTCCTTGATATCTGATGGCTTCATTGTGTTTGTCACAAGTACTGGCACCGTACTGTCTGATGTAGACGCACCGATTTTTACATGTACAAAAGATCCGGTGGATGTGTTTCTTCCAAGATTTCCGTCCTGGACTTCGATATTAACCTCGCTAAACATTTATCTCACGCTCCCATCCATTGGTGCATCATAAAAGGCTTTTACTGCTGCATCATATTCATCTTCTGTGACCATCTTTCCTGTTCCCCACTCATTGGCAGTTTTTACACCTGCAAATACTGCATTCGAAGTGTTTTTCCGGGTTTTCAGTTCCTCAATGGTCATATACTCTTTTTTCTCTGCCATATTATTCCTCCTGTTATTATTTTTTCTCAATCATTCCGATTTCGACTTTCTTAAGATCTGTATCCTCATAAACGCCGCCTGTCAGCGTGACATCAAATTCAACTGCTATTTTACTTCTCAGGATGCTGTCCCCCTCCTCGATCCAGTCCACGTCTCCGACATTGATCTCTACCCAGTTTCTGTCTACCGGAACTCCTTTACCGATGTTTTTCATGAAGTTAGTCAGTATCGCATCCACTTTTTCCTCATTGGAATCTGCAATCACCACATGCAGTGTCGTGATCCTCACATGCAGTTTCTTCCGCTGTTTCCGCTGCCCCTCTTCCCCATATATTTTTTTTGAGCCTGAACGAGCAAATGTTTCCTTCACTCTGAGGACTGCCCCGACATGTGTTTCATTGCAGTTTTTTAAGCTTTTCAGGCTATCGTGTACTGTTGACCGGATGCCCGCTTTTTTTAATACTCCAACCAGATAATCTCTTTCTTCCTTCATCGTTTATTCCTCAAACAGTTCTTTCAGCATTTCCTGTATATCCATATCATCCTGCTCACTGATACCCAGAAATTCTCTCGCCGGTATCTTCACACTTACCTGTGGCTTGCTGATCCATCTGTCTCCAATCTGGAACTTCAGGTTCTTGCCCCTCTTTGCCCTGATCGTACGCTCATCACCAAACTGATGCGTAGCTGCATAAATAACATTCGTACCAACTGCAAGCCCTGTGCTGTCCGACTGTGCATGTATGGATGTGCCGAGTTGTTTCGTTTTTGTCAGTGTCTTTCCTCCACTTTTCTCGGCACGTATGGAACGCTTCCATTTTTTTCCGTCCGGGCTTTCTTCCGTCCGGAATCTTTCTAATGTAGATGTCCTCAATCCTTCGGCAATAGCATTCATCATCCCCGCTTTATCAATGTCAGACATATCTTTCAGCCTCTGTAGCAGCTGATCTGTTTCATCGTCCAACCGGACGCTTACTGATGACATCCCATCACCAACCTTTCATGTTTCCCCTCGAAAACAGTCTTGGTGAGTTTGACATTGAAAAGCCTATCCTGGCTGCATCCTCAGTATTGTTTTCGCTGACACCAATACTGATCCTGCCCTCTGCAACTTTGGTCAGAAAAGCAATGGCTGCATTATAACGGGTAAGATATGTTTTTTCCCTGTCGTTTTCGTCCACTCCTTTTCTTGATACCATGTTATAAAGTGCAATGTCTTTTGCAAACTTATTGATCACCTGTGGTGTCTTCTCAAACGGCACTTTGTACCGCTTGGCAAGATACCCGTCAATCTCTGCGTCTGCATCTGCAACCGCCTGTTCAGCGATGGGCATGATCTTTTCGATTTTCTCATCTTTATCCTCAATATACTCATTTCCGATAATGAAATTCATCATGTCCTCTTTGAGCATATCGAGTACTTCCTGTGCGGTACAATATGCCATTCAGCTCACCTAGCCTTTCGAGCTTGTTGTTCCAGTGGAACCATATGCCATCTGCCAGAAACCATAACCTGCATTGGAACGACCATCTGCTCCCCAGATGAATTGATCTTTCATGAATACATTATCATCATTGTCATTCGTCTTGCTGGTAAGCTTAATAGGTTTTCTTTTCTGATAAATGATAGGTTTAAGTGCTTTCTGTGTTGCAAGCAGGAACCAGCAATCCGGCTGGTCTGCAAGTTCAGTCACAACCAAAAGCTCTGCTGTTCCTTTCAGAACATTTGTGGTTCCCTCAATCTGGTCAGCTTCCAGGATAAGTCTTCCCATCTTTTCATTTGCCGGAGAAACAACCAATAAGTTTGGAACAATGTTAAGGCTCTTTCCCTGATCGCCTAAAAGTCCCATCATAGCTGCACGTGCCTCAACATATGTATCCGTGGAGAGCTTTTCTGTTGTCATGTTGCTCACAGTCTGCTTTCCGTCCTTGCCGGAAGCATGATCCTGTGCAAAGAATGGTTTGCCATCATAACAGTTTGCTTTAAATCCGGCTTTTAATGCATCAAAGACCAGAACATCCGGATGCTCTGCGGCTGCTTCACCCATGTTTGCAAACATTGGCGCATATACGCCATAAGTATCATCTTCAATATCATCTCTTGGTACAGCAACAGTCATTTCAAACTTCTTATTTTTAATAGCATAGTTGTAAGCTGAAAGTGACTGAATCTCTCTTGCTCCGATCCACTCTCGCATCTGTGGCATCTGTCCGAGCCATTTATAATCTGTACTTGCGGTTGTACTTGGTACAACAGTTGCAATTCTCTCATACTGAGTCTTTCTTCCCTGAAATGCTTTGTTATATGCGATTGAATAAGCTACATCCAATCCATGCAAATTCTGCTGGTTTACAATCATCTTAGTTACCCTCCTATAATGTCTCTACAATGACACCGTCGCCCTCGATTCCAAGGATGACACCTGCCTTGCTTGATCCTGTTGCTGTGATCGTTACGGTCTGTGCATCAGACACATAACATGGTTTCATAACATCTGTTGCTTTAATGCTTCCATCATTATTCCAGACGAAAGCACCTCGTCTCACCTGCACCGCTACAGTTCCATCCTCTCCGCCTGTATTATCTACAGGCTTCATTGCACATCCTGCAATAATAAGGTTTTCAGCCTTCGATGCCTCGCTTGCATATCCGGCTGCGCTGATTGCGACCAGATGTCCTTCCGTGATACTCTCACCTGCTGCTACCGGGATAACAATGTCATTCCCGGAAAGTCTCTCATTTCCTGCTCTCATAATTTACTTTTCCTCCTGCTTATAATAATTTTTGTAGTCTTCCTCACTGATTTCCATGTTCTTGAGGATTTTCATTTCAAAATCCTCCGAATCTTTCTTATCAGGGGCATCTTTAAGATCCATTTTTTCCATATTGACGACTACCGGTGCTTTTTCCATGAAAGACTTAAAGCCTTTCTTGTCGCTTAACGCATACTGTTTTGCCCATTCTGCCTGTGCTGCGGAAATCTTTCCCTCTTTCAGTGCCATGTTCACAAGCTCATCTGCCTCTTTCTCTGCCAGCTGGTTCTTTAATTCCAGCAGTTCAGCCGCAACATCTGTGTTTCCTGCTTTCAGTGCCATGATGCTTGCAACAACATCCTCTGTCTTGGCATCCTCATTAAGGCTTAAGAGTGAGAGCACAGTTGAATTAGCTACTACCTCACTTCCGTCTGTGGATGGTTTTTTTAATGCTTCAGTCAGTGCTTTTCTGACATCCTCAATGGTTGCTGTCTCTGGGAGACCAAGCAATGTGATAAGTTCGTTCAGTTCCATAATGTCTTCTTCCTCCTTAAAATCATCTATATCTTCGGAATTTACGATAGGAAACATTCCGTCGATAGCTGGTGTGTTTGTAAGCGCTACGCTGTGCAGCTTCATTGCCTTTCTGTCCTTTTTGCGTACCAGTACAACCGGGGACAGATACCGGTATTCTTTGTTTTTCAGATACTCCGCCGCTTTCTGTGTCCACTCTACCTTTGCGATCAGCGCATCCTCTCCTTTGTAGATGTCCTTGATCCAACCGCCTGCCGGAGCCTGTATATCCTGCAGTGTCTGGTGTTCATAATCGATCACAAGATCCAGCTTCCGTTCCTTGAAATATCTGCGTATCATCTCAACACTCTCATCATCCACCTGAAAGTCTCCTTTCTGCGAATGAACCATTCCAAGCGGCAGGATTTTTATCTCGTTTGGCACACCATCCACCGTAACCGGTTCGGATGCACATGCCAGATATCTTCCTTTCAAGCTATCATCTCCTTTTTTATTTGCCTTTCTGATAGCGTTATAACGCGTTATAACGCACATTAATCTTTTTACTCGACTTTTCTATCACATAAGCAGATTTTTGTCTTAAATCCAAAAATACGTTTTCGGGAACTATTTCTCTATATCTTTGTTCTCACGCTGCTTAAATTCTTTCTTTAAAGCCGGATCAAAACCACTAAGATCCGGTTTCCATGCACTCTTTGCCGGGTTGTTGGAAAAACCTTTGTCTGGGAATCTGTATTTTATCTCGCCAGTCGAAAAATCAATGTCATACGGTGCACTTTTACTTACTTCCACACCCGACCTCTCCACCTGTGCCTTTGTCATGCTCACTACAGAGCACCTGCAGCGGAATCCGTTTGGTGGATACCAGATGTCCCATATTGGATCATCTGCGCGGTATATGCGTCCTTCCATCATCGCATGTGTTTCCCGGACCTGTCCGTCTCCTGCCGTCGTATACTTCCAGTATGGTCTGAGTTTCATTGTTATCGGATCAGTCATGCTCTTGTAATGTCCTGCATTATATGCAGTCTGCATATTTGTCCGGAATATCACATCTGCTTTAAAAGGATTTAAGCCCGTGTAACCATTGCGCAGCAGGAAGTCATTCATGTTATCCATGAAGTCTTTCTTTGTTTTTCCCTGCTCACATGCATCAGAAAGTTCATTGAGAAATGTCTGAAGTACTTCCATGCTCGTGTACCCGGATACCGTGAACGCTTTCGCTCTGCTTTCCTCATCCAGCACTTTGTACTCATCCGCAGTAAGCGTTTTTTTCTTTTTCAGAAATGCTACTGCTTCCTTAAATATCAAATTTTCAGTCAGACCATACTCCGCATTTTTCATTGCTGACTCCTTCCGACCAGCGTTGACAGATAAATTGCCTGATGCATGATGTCCTCCAGATCCGGGGAATCCATTTCCCTGTAAACTTCTTTCAGGGTGTCCGCATTTTTCAAAGCCATCTGTAACGCATCTAAGCTCTCATATTTGTCAACCATCTTGAGAACCGGTTCCATCATTTTCTGAAATATCTGCTCTGTCTGCTTCCGTGCCTCATCTGTCAGAATGTCGATCTGTTCTTGTTCCGGCATATCTTTAAGGCTTTCCTGTTCCATGTCCGGATACGGCAATGTCATCTGTCCGGAAACTGGAGCTTTTAACAGCTCCTCGCCTTTCTCCGGTTTGGGAATGTTGAATTTGTTATAAATATGCTCTGTCGATATTGGAAGCCCCATTGCATTCAGTGTCTGATAGATAGTAACCGTATCTTTTAAGTCCTCTGTTTCTTCACTTGCAAATGTAAACAGCGGTGCGTCCACATCGTAGCCGAAATTATATTCCACCAGCGGCTTGATAATATCCCGCCGGATCGTCGTTGCAAGCGCTTTGGCATCTGCTGCTGTCAGATCATGCCGGACTTCATTATGTACCTTGCCTTGTGCATAAGAGCCACCACCTGAATCAGAAGAAAGCGTTTGTCCCAAGATAGCTTTGCTGATCTGCTCATCACAGTACCGGGCAAGCTTCTCATATATTTCCACACTGGTCGTTTTATTGGACTCAATAAATTCAATCATGGTAGAATCCGGGATAATACCGGCTGCATCTGTTCCAAGACTGTAAATTGCTTCCATCAGTGCTCTCTGGTCTGCTTCGGATGCTGCAGCTGTATATTTTCCAAGTCGCAACGGCATACCGAAGACCTCACAGAACGACACCCAGTCTTTCAGGTCATAGTTCTTGAACAGATACATCCATGACACAACTCTTAAAACTCCATTACGGCTCTCATGTCCGGATTTTGCTTTATATCTGTGTATCACGAATTTGTTTTTCGGAAACGCTACACCGGAAGGAAACTCCTTTGTGCATATCTTCATCTCATCCGTCAGGCTGTCCCAGATCAGCTTTTTAGGATGCACATATGTGATATCTTCAATCACATTGTGTCCTTCCTTTACTCCCCATTCGATTTCCATGACGCTGATACCTTTGCCTATCGCATCAAGCAGATCCATGAGAATATCATCGAATTTTTCAATATTCTTCAGCTGATCCCTGATAAACTCGGCAATTGTTTTATCTCTTTCATCATCAGAGAATGGCTGAACTTCCCAATCCAGTCCGGTAACTGCAAGCTTTCTTGTCTGGAGCTGTGAGAAAAGATGTGTGTCTTTTTCTTCCATTTCCTCAAACATCTCCATCTGTTCCCGGACATCTCCCTCATCCGCCGCACGGAATATCCGGGCAAGCCTTCTCGGCGTCAGTCCGTTTGAAGGATAATTGCTGTATTTGTCATTCGAATCACCGATCGCTATTGATGCCCTGACTGGTCTCCCTATCCCGGTATCCACGTCTGGATTGAATTCTTTTTGTTTCATGTTTTTATTCTTTTTCTTCTTTGACATCTATCGCTCCCTCCTAATAAGCTCCCTTTCCCATGCGGAACTTGCGCTTGATCACACTCTTATATTTTCCACTGGATGCCGTTGCCTTAACTGTCTGAGCCAGCTGCACTGCCATCTGCAGTCCATCCGGAGCATCATCATTTTTTCCCATGGGAAATTCTTTCAGCTGGGTGAGCAATGTCTTCTGATCACGCCGGAACTTCAGATACTTGTTTTTAATGATCGGCTGCAAAGATTCGATTCTCAGTATTTTATTGACGCTGCTCTGTATCTCCTCGATCGGCAGGTATTCTCCCTGCTCTACAGACCGCTGTGCCAGAACTTCCTTGAAGTAATACTGGAACTGCACCGTCTCCACTCCGAATTTGAAAAACCCTTTTCCAAAGTCCCTTTTATTCCGCCTGTTCATCTCCAGAATGTCGTCAATGATAACATCCGGTTTTCTTTTTTCAACGGATGCCTCTACCACATACATATAGCCTGTGGTCAAAGACAGTGCCAGATTGATGATGGAGCTGGTATCCGATTTTTTGTTTTTTCCAAGGGACGGATCATTAGCCCCGATCAGTAAAAACTCGCTGCTCCCAAAATCCATGTTCTCCGGTTCATAGTAATCAAACCATTCCTCATTGAAGGTTGCATTCTCAGGATCGATCGGATCATTCTGCAGCTCACTGTTAAAGGATGCTTCGCCCTCTGTTACCTTTATCACGATCAGATCATAATAGGACAGCTTCTCTTCCCATAGCACTTCCGTTCCTTCGAGCATTTCCTCCCGGTGTTCATCAAAGAACTTCTGTGCGTTATCCTCGTGATTCTCGTCAAACAGATTCGTGTATATGCTCTCCCATTCATCCCAAAGATCCTGCCGGACTGACCATGAGATCACTGCCCGGTATTTCTTTGTATGATATCTTGGATTATGCAATACATTGTTGAGCAGTGAATCATAATGAAGCACTGTTCCAATGTACATGATGTCTGTATAAGTATCTCCTGCCTTGGATACAGCTTTTTCAAACCATGATTTCAGCTTCTTACGCTGTTCAGGAGTATTTACATTCTCATCATTTTCGACATCGTCCAGCACAATGAGATCTGGTCTCCAGTTTCTGTGCTTTCTACCACGGACTTTCTTTCCTGAACCGATCGCCTCGATCTTGACATCATTTTTCGTGACGATCACATTGCTGCGCCATGCTTTATCACTTTTTAAAGCTCCGAAGTCTTCGATGATATCCGCATTTTCTTCCAGTTCGGTTTTGATCTCATCTAAAAACCCCTCCGCCTGATCGGATGAATCAGACAGAATCAGGATGTAATGCTTATATCCATATAACGCTGCATGCAGGTCATCCTTAAATGTAAGATTTGTACTCTTGGCATGTCCTCTGGGTGCTGCTATGGCATTTCTTGAACCCTTCATCCTTGAAATCTCTTTTGCACTTTTCATAGGATTTTTGGATTTCATTACGCTTGTCTCCCAGATCTCATCGAGTTCTTCGTGAAACTCAGGTGATGGTCTTGTAAAGTAATGTGAAAGATATGCCCTGCCGAAATATCCAAGGTCGAATGCCGCAAGCTCCTTTCTAAGCCCTTTTTCTCCAGTAAGCATTTCCCCGGAACAGAATCTCCCGAAAAGTTCCTCACGTTTTTCCATATTGTCATCTTTTCTGAGAACGCAGTCCCTGAAAAGCTGTTTCTGATATTCTTCATGGTTGATCAGTTCCCTATCCGGTCCGTCGTCAAGTTCCCGGATCCATTCGTTCAAATCAATCATCCTGCAGCATCCTCTCTTTTGCAGTCGTCAGGATTTTTTTCAGCTGCTCTGCCAGTGACGGATCATTCTTGATCACCTGCATCATGGATGCTTCCATCTCCTGAAATGCAATATCAGCCTTTTTCTTCATGTCCTGCTTCACTTTATCCTTGTATATCTTGGTTCTGGACAGTGATGCGATCAGACGCCCTGCCTTATCAAGCGGCATCTCCTGAAATTCTTCTTCTGCGGTTGCAACCTTATTGATCAGTCCGTTCATGGTCATCAGAATCGCAGCTTCTGAATAATCCGCATCCGGATTATCCTTTACAACCTGAATCAGTTTCTCCGTCTGTGCCTGTGCCTCCAGCAGTCTCTGCCTTGCCGTGTTGGAACGCATTGCATAGCGACCAACACTCGATTTTGATATGTCATATCCCTCTTCTTTTAAGTACTGGCTGATGTATTCATAAGTATTCGATGTGTCAGCCAGCATCACATCTACTTTCAATCTCAGATCTTCCGGGATCTCATCCAACTTGGAACTCACTCTTGTCCTGTTTCTTTTCTTTGCCATCAGATATCAACTCCCGGATCTTCAATTGTGCCTTCCGCAAGGTCAACACCTTCTTTTGTGAGTTTGATCACGGCATCCTTTGCATATGCTGTGTATGCTGTGACTTTTTCATCTGTGTACTCGATATATCCGGCATCTTCCAGATAATCGAGATGTTTGCCAATATCCGGCGAAAGGATAAGCCCTGCCGCCATCATGGAATTTGAGATCTGTCTTGTAAGCGCCGTGTTGTTAAAGCCTTTTACGAGACAGCGGATGATATATCCACGGATGGCTTTGTTATGCTGCACCTCTGCCTGCTCTAAATCTGTCAATCTCCTCACCTCACTTGTTTTCTTTTCCCATCAGAAGCAGTTTGTCTAATTTGTTGTCAATGATCTTCATCCTGTCTTCCACTCCGTTCATGGAGCGGAAGAAGTCCTCACGCAGCACAAATGTTGTTGCAAAATCGCCTTTAATGTCATTGATCTCCTGCCTGATGTTCTGGATGTCATTGCCGGTCTTTTCCTCCAGCTTGTCAATCCGTTCATTCACCTTCTCGTCATTCTTCTGGATTTTCTCCTGAATCTCTTTGTTGCCCTGCTCGATCTTCTTATTCAAAGTTGATGTTGTGTTTTCAATTGCGGACTGCAGAACGTCGTCTTTCTTTTCCATCTTGTCAAACCACTTTTTCACAAAAAAAGTGATCACGCCAAGTCCGATCGACATTATCCCAGCCATTACATCCGAAAATGTGATCACATAATCCATCCCTGCACCGCCTTACTTTGTCCTGAACAGCCGCCTGCACAGCTCATTCACATCATCCCACCCGGACATGCTTACCTTCGCAACCACAAACGATGCCAGGAAAGAAGCAAATACCATGTACCACTCCACAGGTGTTCTCATATAAGCCATGAGTGCGATCATCATCGGTGTTGTGAGGATAACCGCTACCACATAGCACACAAGCTTTGTTGGCAAACCATTGATCTGCTTAATGCTTTTCAGTCCTTCTGTGACCAGTGAAACAATGATTGCACATACACTGATAAATCCAAGAATCAATGCAATCACTTTCGTCACGTCTTCAAAACCTATCATTGTCAAAATTTCTGTCATAAATATCACGCTCCTTATATTTGTTCCAGGGCAACGAACCAAATGAGAGGCAAAAAAATAGGTCATGACTTCTAAGTCATGACCTGATTATAAGTTTGTTCTGATGGACTGTTTAGGGAAAGCATTTTGGGATAATATTTTCCGTGAAAAATTGCAAGAAACCGCATAAAATATGGCTTTTTAAAGTTCAGTTTACATATCCAAATAGTCTCTTATGTCATCTACAGAACTGGCAAGAAAACTGTCAAAAACCTCGTCTATTTTGTCAAGCAATGGTTCGTTATCGTATCCATCATTTTCCATTTGATCTGCAAAGTTTTTTTGTTTACATCTAAAAAGACCGTTTTCCTCTCTCTCCCACTCTTTTTTATATAAGTTTCCATCTACCTCTAATGCTTCATTTACACCATTCTCTGTTGTCTCAATAATATATTTCATCTTTTTACCTCCACTAATTCTAAATATGTTCAGTTAACTAAACGATACTTCTGGTTCTTTTTCTGGTCTAATACAATCATCGTCGTATTCCTTGTCAATAATGATCTCTACTCTCGCTCTCGACAATCTAAGAAGCAACACATCAAATTCACTCAAGTTTGCAAGCGAAGAAATCATTAAGTCTTTATACACAGAAAGTGTATATGCGCCATCACTCTCTATCCATTTTGATACCGGAATTTCAACATTAAGTTTTTCGTCATGTTCATTTTCAAACGTGATTACTGCTCTCTGAAAACGACTCCATTTCGGCTTATCTTCCAATTCAAAACGCATTTCACAATCTACACACTGATACGATACTCCGTCATCATAATTGATATCCAAATCTTTTGTATCAATATCCTTTTCGCACTGCTTAATCCATGCCTTAAAAAGATCTGTTAGTTTGATTTCTTTCTGCTCCGGTGCTAACATAAGTTTCTCAAAGTTTTCCAGTATCTTTTTATTGCCCATGCAAAAATCAGAATTAACAATCTCTGTCAGAACGGAATCTAACTTCGGCAGATACTCTGAGAAATCATAATTTTCAATGTATGGAACCATGACTTCTTTTACTTTATTTTCAATTGCTTTCTTTGCATCTCCCCACCTAAAAGCATCTTCTACAGCACTTGCAAGCGCATTTTTAAACTTTTCCTTTACAATTTCGCTTACTTCATCAGACGATAAGCTTTCCTGGGCAATTTTTAATAATTCTTCTTTCATTGATTTTCTACCTCCTAAATTCTAATTTAATAAAAGCGTGGAAATCACACCATATCTCCACGCTTTATTTTTTACTCTCTGATGTACCAGTTGTCAGACTGTGCCGGTGATCATGATCAGCCGAACAATTCATCTAAGGACATCTGTCCTGCAGGCGGCTCATCCTTCAGGATGTTCCATATCTGTTTCAAAGTAAGATTATATTTTTTCGCCAGTTCCTTGTCATTGGAACCATTAAATTCCTTTTTGATTCGTCTGTTTCTTGCAGGACTGACCACGCTCTCAACCTTTGGAAAATAAATCTCATCGCCCCTTGCGTAGTTGCTGAGCTTTACAAAGTTGTCTATCCCTATGAGCTTTGCAATCTCCCTGTAACGTTCTGAAATATCTTCCATTCTGGTCTCGCTCACTAATTCATTTAACAGTTCCTCTTTCATTTAAGACCAGCCTTTCTATACTCTCTTGGTGTATGCCAGTGAGATCCAGCCTGCACCGCTCTTTAACTTACCCCATCCATTCTTTTCTTCCACAATGGTGTATTCTTTTTTCCTGCCTTCTGATTCCCGGATGCGACCGACTACCTTATAGATCGTGCTTGCGCCTGAACGAATTTTAAGGGAATCACACGTCGTAACAATCGTATACGGAACACCTGCATTCTGTGTTGGAGCAGTCGTCTGCTCTGGTGTAGTTGTCTGTGTTGGTGTTGTTGGCTGCTCCGGTACAACTGTCTGCTCCGGTGCTGTTGGCTGCTCTGGTACAGCCTCTTTTCCATATTCCTCAATATCTTTTTTGAACTGTGCCCATTCCTTATTGCCCTTGCGGACATCCGGTTCTCCGCAAGTCTTTCCGGTAACATCATAATGTCTGAGGACATGGTCTGCACCAATATTATACTTTTCCATCAGATAGGCGAATAACTGAACCGCTGCCTTCTTGGTTTCTTCCGTATAATACCACTTGCCGTCAGCACCCTTTTTCACACACAACTCTACGCCGATAGAGTTGCTGTTCCGGCATTCCTTATGCTTGTACTTGGAAGCTCCTACATGCCATGCTGTATCATTTTCTTCCACACACTGCCAAATCTCGCCATTATGCCCCACAAAGAAATGTGAGGATGCACCCCTGAACTTGTTATAGAAGTATTTACAGTTTGCCTCTGCTCCGCCGGTTGCACCTACATAATGCTTTACCAGATACTTGATCTGTTCCGGCTTGCGGTTGGAATCGGAAAAGTTAACTTTTGAGATCAGTCTATGTACTTCTGGTTTAGTTACTGCCATTGCTTTCATCCTCCTCATCAATACCCTCTGTTCCATCAAATCCCATCTCGTCTGGATCGAATGATGTACGGAAAGCCTTTAATTCTTCCTCTGTCATCTCAGATACCGGTTTCTCCGGTTCTAAAACACCTGCTTTTTTTGCTTCACTTGAAATTTCACTCATGACTTTTCCTCCTTATTCATTGTCATAATCAATTGTGATACTTGTTTTGGATTCGACGACCAGACACTTCTTAATGTCCTCGATCGTCTGTGACAGACACTCCTCCGGAAGAAATGTCCGGATAAGCTCTCCATTTTTGATCTTGTAGATATAATAAAGCTCCACATCAAAATCCGGAGCAGTGTCATCATCTTCGTAGCCGAATACACTCAGCAGCGTCTCCCTGTCTTTTGCATAATCGCCTTTTAATTTCTTAAGCAGCAATTTTTTCTGTTTACTGTCCGGTTTAACGGACATTTCATCAAGAAATTCTTCAAGACTGCACTCGAACGTATAATCTCCCGTAAAAACAGCCTTCAACATCTGCTCAAACTTTGGATCATAAGAATACTTTGTTTCGGTGCTTTCCTTTACTTTTGCTTTCCAGAGGTCTTCCGACAGGATATCTTTTAATTTATCCGGCCGCAGGACGTCCATTTTATAACTGTCCCCGACTGCTACAGAGCCATCCTCTGAATAAAACTTGATATACTTCACATTTCTGTCATCGATTATTGCAAGTCCCTTGCTCTGGAGTTTTGCTTTTACTGTATCAAGTTTTCTTTTGCAGTATTTCTGTTCCTTATCAAGTGCTACTGCCTGGCTTACAAGCTGCTCCACATTCTCATTTTCATACATCAGGCTTTCTCTCCTTCCAAAAGTGCGATTGCTTTCCGTGCGCAGGATGCACAGATTCCCTTTCCTTCAAATTTCTTCACGTTTTCTGTATTCCCACAGAAAACGCAGCGTGGAACATATGACTCAATGATGATCCTGCCGCCTTCCTGTGATACCTGCATAGGATCTCCGCCCTGCAGACCAATATCTCTTCTCATTGCCACCGGAATGCTGATCGCTCCGTGGCTTGTCAGTTTTTTATATCTCTCACTCATGATTTTCCTCCTGTGTCAGGCTCTTTTTGTTCTCCTGATAATAAATACACATGTAAACCTGCCGTTCTCTTACACCCAGCTCATCCGCAATCTTGGCATTATCCCATCCCGCATTATGCAGTGCCATGACTTTTCCGGAATCCAAAGGTTTTTTCTGTGCATTTTCTTCCAGCTTCTTTTCTGGCTTCTTTTTCGGTTTCTGCTTTTCCGATTCCAGAAACTCCAATGCTTTCATGGTACAGTCAATGCAATAGTGTCTGTTTTCCATGTCCTTATTTATCGGTACTGTCAGATCTTCGGTAATAAAATCAAAGTAATGCGGCACGATCTTGGTACCGGAATCTTCCAGCTGACATCCACAGCGGTCACAATAATAGACATTTTTTCTCATTTCCCCACCTCCTACATTTTAAGGATCTCCTTTATATACTCATATTCCTCTGTAATCGTGTAATCCTCACGCCCTTCACTTTTGATCTTGTCCTGGAACTCCTTCAGTTTCATGGCTGCCTTTAATACCTTTGCTACTCCAACCGCTTCCGGTGTCGGGTTCAAATTCCGCCCTACATGTGCTGTCATATATCCAACAGCTCTCATAAGATAGAAATCCCATATATAACAGTCTGAATCCCTGTCATTCCATTCACTCACTGCTTCCTCTATGAACTTTTTCCTGTTCAGTCTCTTTTTATCTGGAGGGATCAGCCCTTTCTCCTGCAGTTCTTTCTTATACTTTCTGTTGAAATCCTTCTCCTTCTGTGTCATTCTCTTTTTCTTAGCTGCCATTTCAACTCTCCTCTCTGTCTGCCTGCTCTTTCAACTGCTCCATTGCCTTAAGATGCAGTTCCAGCATGTTATCCCTCACATCATCCATGCTCATGCCTCGCTTATAGGCTTCCAGTCCGATGGTCTGCTGGAGTGCACCACACATCACTGCACAATCCATCATGTCCGCATCCTTAAATTCAAAAAATACGCCTTTCTCATTCCGGACAATCTTCATCTCCGCCATTGTATCTGCCTCCATAGACCTTGCAATCCGATGAACTTTCATCGTACAGGCTGAGAAATTCATCTTTTATTCCAAACTTGTCCAGAATAGTAAGCACTGCATATGCGGCACTTAAAAAATCCTCTGCTTCACAGTTAAAAAAGTGTACCGATGCATCATGTTTTCCCTGAACATCAACCACAATAGCTTTTTCAAATTCCACTTCCGTTCCATCCGGCTGACGCATTAACAATTCCTTGTTATTTTCCATCCTCTTTTTCCATCCTTTCCACCATGCTCTTCAAAGCTTCGATCAGGTCTGAACACTGCATGTAATTCAGCCAGTCCACACTCTCCACACCAAACATTCTCCTGCAGAAGCCGTTGATCCTCGCTTTCTTTGTCCATCCTAGTTCCTCTGCAAGCTTATATACTTTCTTCCTCTGGTTGACCGTTGCCGGGTTCCCGGTCTGGTGTTTCCTTTTCTTTGCGCCCTTTGTACTGGAATCTTTCATTCCTGCAAGCACAGAGACCATCACACCCAGTTCCCTTTTATTCAGCTGCTTGATACTGTCCTTCCCAGTGTGTGACAATACGAGCAGGTGAAGCTCCTCATCCGTCATTCCAAGTTCCGGGGACTTTGCGATTCCCCATAGCATTCTGATTGTAGGACTAGCCATTGTCTGCCACACTCCTTCCATTAAAAAGCAGATTTTCCTGCACACCCTTTTCGCGTAGTGTCATTCCGCGCTGCACATATTCCGGTATCTTTATCCCGGAATTTTTTCCGGGAAGAATATCCGGCATGATGCTCTGGTCGATTTTGAATCGCTCATTCATATCCACATGCTGCATGACCAGTCTCATTATCTCCGGTAAAAGTGCTTCTGAGCCTTCTGCTTCCATCTCGATTAATATTCTCCTTATCATTACCTGCCTCCCTTAATGCCGTGCAGCTCCTGCAGTTCTCTTGCCCTGTGTTCTACCAGCACGGAATACTCTGAAAACTTTCCTTTATAGAACAGCTCCTCTGCCCTTCCGTGTTTCATGTTATATTTCATGAGCACCAGATAAATGTCGCCGTCACTTTCCTGAAACAGCTCTTCCAGATAATCCGCTGCCACGAGAATGTTCGAATATGGATCCGTCAGATCCGACACTCCAAGCCTCTCCATCCGTTCCTTATGCCACTTTGGATTTACCTGTAAAAGTCCTGTGTCTCCAGTCTCATTCACAACGTCTGCCCTGCCAGAGCTCTCCTGCTCGATCATCGCCATTAAAAGCTCCGGGCAGATGTGATACTGCTTTCCGATTTCCACACAGTAGTTCTGGTATTCTTCCGGAATATCCGTTTCTTCCGGCAGTTTAAAGATATTGATCCCATTTACACTGCTGATCTCCACTTGTCCCTGCACCTCCACTGTCTCGTCTATTTCATCTGTCTCTGCTGGCTCCTGCGGTTCTCCTGATGTCATCACCGGCTGTACTGCAACGATCAATGCCATTAATATAGAAACAATCCTTTTCATAAGACCACCGCCTTTATAACATCATCATGCTGGATGCCTGGCTGATCACCTTTGTCGTGATCGTGCTCTGTCCGCTGTCCTTTAAGATACGGATGACGTTATTTAAAGTTCTGTCCAGCAGTCGGAAGCATCCGGTCTGTGTGTTTCTTGCCCGGCTTAAGAACTCTGTCATCGCACCTTCTTCCACATCATATCCTTCCAGATAATCCCTTACTTCTTCCTCTGACAGTCCGCGGAGCTTGTAATAGAAGTCCATCCGGTTAGCAAATCGCGCATCATACTGTTTCAGAAGTGATTCCAGTACCGGCTCACCTGCAAGCACCAGTCCGACTTTGGCACCGTCACTGATATTTCTCAGAAGTTCAATCTTTTTCTGCGTATACTTATTAATAAGCTTGTCCGCCTCGTCCATGATGATGAGATATCCCTGATTGATATTAAAAAACTCAATGATCCGCTCGGTTCTCTCGTCAATGCTTCCATAACTTCTCTGCATTCCGATTTTGCCCTCGATTCTGCGGACAATATCCTTACAGTTCATGTTCTCATTGCCTTCGATATAAACCACGCGTGGCATAGTGGCGTATTTTCTAAGAGCGTGGGTTTTGCCGTATCCCGACCGGGCAACCACAATCCCTATGCCGACTTCCTTCTGGCACGAAGTGCACAGTCCAATGGTCTGCACGTAATCCGTGGATTCAAAGTACTGGATCTTCGGTTTCACTCCACCAGTCACACCCAGCTTCGCAGGCTGTACATTTGAATTGATCATTGTGTCCGGAACCGCCATGATGTCAGCAGTGCCATTTTCATAGGCTGCGATAAACTCTTTCAGGCGCGCTTCGATTGTTTCCGGATTGGAATTATATTTTCCGTTCAGATACTGGCTGATCATTGATCTTGAAATGTTAAGCTTCATTGCCAGCTCCTGCTTGTTCATTTTTTCCGCTGCCAAAATCTCATTCACACGTTCTGCAAGTGTCTTTTCCTGTGTATATGTCTTCAATGCTTCCATAAATTAACCATCCTTCCTCATTATTTGTGACAAAAATTATGATCATAACGCACGCAGTGCTTTTAAGGCTTCCTCTGCCTTGCGTGCCATATACTCGTTTTCTTCCGGCTGTTCTGCCTTCTGTTTTCCGCCGCGGAATCCATTCTTAAACGTTTTATCCACAGGCATCTGCACAACATTGGCATTTTTACTGCCTTTCTTTCCAATCATCAGACCTATTCCACCAGTAGCCTCGTTATATCCTTTCCACTGGGCATTGATCTCGCTGAGTGGTACATTGGCATCCTCCACAATCTTGCTGTCCTTCGCAATCTGCCGTTTTTGAAATGCCAGATGTTCCTTAAGAGCCTTCTGTTCAACCCCATTCTCCGATGCAAATACAAGAAGCTCCTGTGAATAAGCTTCACAGACCTGCTTTCCATTGCGGAAAACATAAATGATTGCCATGTCATGTGGATCATATTTCACATCCACATAATCGTTAATATAATCACACAGTCCATCTGATCTGTAAGTGTATCCTCCAAGCTTGATTCCAACGTTGTAAACAAACTTGTGCTCTGATTTCATCATCAGAATCGTTGCATAACTCTTCGGCGGGGCTGCCTTGAAATATCTGTCCGCATTCTCGAAACAGCTCTTTGGTGTCAGATACTCCTCACCCTGACGTTTTAATGCACTGCTCTGCTTTACCATGTAGACTTCATGCAGCCATTTCGTCCATGCCTGATAAAACTCATCCATTGTGAGAAGTTCCCCACGCTCCAGCATTCCATTAATATCCTTTTCCACCTTGGCGAAGGTCTTTGATCCGGTCAGTGTTCCGGTATAGCTCGTGAACCATTTGGAAAACTGTTTACAGACCGTTCCGAAGAATCTCTCGATCTGTCCTTTTACCCAGGCGTAGTATGGAAGCGCCCGGTGAAAATCCTTTATCCCAATGGATTTATAAAATCCAACTGCGGCATCATCGAATCTAGTACGCTGGCGGTCATTCCTGTCAAAGCCTGTCATGTTCTTGGCTGTATAATCTTTACCGTTATCTATGTAAATGTATTCCGGAACACCATCCGCATCGTGGTAGATCATCTTTAAAAGTGATTCCTTCAGGATGTCGCTGTTAGCGTCCTTGCACATCACGTCTCCCATGATCATCCTGCTCCGTATATCAATCCACGCCGACAAATGAGGCTTGATTGCTGTGACTTTACCATTTGGATTTGTATAAGCAACCCAGCAGTCGAATGTATGCTCGTCGCCCATGACTACCTCCATCACTTTAAGGTCTTTCGTGTTACGTTCGCCCTTGACCATGACTTTGTTCTTATATTCTCGTTCGCCCCTGCTTGCCAGGTACCATGCATTTTTTAGTCTTTCATCCTCCATCAGATAACTGATGTATCTTGCTACTGACTGATAAGAAGGGATCTTTTCCCACCCATTAACGGCTGCTACCGCTTTTAATTTCGTATATAACATTTCTCTGGTACCCTGATTCCTTGCGAAATCCCTGTTTAACCATATCCTCTGAATGGTGTCCTTCACTTCTGGCGTAAAGCTTGGAAATGTTCCTGCTTCCTTCGGTTTCCGGCACAGGCACAGGACTTTGAAAAATTCATAATTCCCACCGTCTTCTTTATGGAGCTTGTCCGCCCATGCAGACGCTTCCAGATAGCTCTTGGCGTACCGGTATAAGGTACGTTTTCCTTTTCCAAGCCGGTCATATGCGAAGTTTTCCGCAAACTCCGTGCGCCCGGCACTGTCATAATCGAGAAATTCCCGGACAATATTTCCAAGCTCCATAGCCTTATACCACTCGGTTTTGTGCTTCTCCATGAAGTAATCGACATCCTCATTAACGTACCAGGGTGCTTCCGACTCCGCAGGTGCTTCCAATTCTTCCATGCCAGAAACAACTGGAACTTTTGCAAGTTTCTGACGCTCCTTATATGCAGCCACTGCCTTTTTAGAAAGTGAGGATAAAGCAATCATGGATAAGTCTTTTCCACCGTCTGTGCGCTGCTCTTTTCGAAGCTGAAATTTTTCGGGATTTCTTTTTATCTGCTGAACAAGTGTGTTATATTTTATATTCTCCAGTTCTGCCGCTTCCGATAAACTTATATAAACCTCAGCCATCCTCCCACTCCCTTCATGCTGCAAGGTCAATTTCTAATATTCTGCCGATCTCTGCCAGATACTTATTTCCTGGTCTGACTCCATGAATGATCTTATTTAAATACTGTGGACTGGTTCCCACCTGATCTGCCAGCTCCCTTGCTGTCATGTTCTTGTCAATCAGCCCCTTTTTTATCTTTTTCCCAACCTTTGAATATTTTGGCTTTTTTTCCTTTATGCTCGTATTTATCACCGCCTTGTGTTATTCTTACTTTATTAAATGCATAGGAGGTTTTTTATCATGATTAAACAAAGCCAAATGAAAGCTATTTTAGCAAAAATCCAAGACGATACTTCTGAAAACTTTTCCGTTGATCTTCAAACGCTTCAGGAAAATCTTTCCATTCACATTTTCAATGATCCTTCCATTAATAAAGATCTTCCTGATAACCTTGAAGGAATCATCAGAATCGCTGCCAGTGACATTATGGAAGCCTGCTACTCGACCTGTATAAATCATGATCAAGCTGTAATTAAAGCGGTTTTGGCTCACGTCCGTAAATCTCTTTAAATTTTTCAACCCATTTACGGTGATAAACGAAATCTGTATATAATCCATACTCTTTTCGGAATATTTCTTCCTCTGTCAGTCCCTGCTTTTCAGTCTCTGACAGAGGGTGGTACTGATGACGTTTTATAGTATCAGCAAAGGCTTTCTGATTATCTGCCACCGTCTCAATCTTATTTTCTTCGTATTTATAAAGCTTTTTTGTTCTTGCTCTGATTCCCTGCAGCTTTTCTTTTTTCAAAGCCGTTTTGCTCACAACTTCAAGAAATTCCTGTGTATTTTTCACCACCAGATGATCCTCTGGATCAAGTCCGTGGCTCTTCATAAATTTCTTTTGTGCAAGTGTTGGATGTTTTCCGTTTTTCATTCTCTCTCCTCTTCCAATAGCCATCTGACTATTTCATCTTCTGAGAAAAAATGTTCTCCTTCTATCATGATCTCGTCCTCATCCGGTTCATGAATCTCATTTAAAAACTCTGCCAGCTCTTCTACTTCCATCTGCTGGATTCTCTCTAAATTTGTCATATAATAATTCTCCTTCTCGATTTCCTGTGTTAAAATGTTTATATGGATTTTTTTAAATCCAGGAAGGAGGTGATTCCTCGTGGCTACTTCCTTCGATAACTTCAAGCTTAGTTGGAAACAGGTTTCCTCTAAGAAAGAAGCTGATTGTGTTACTTATGAGTACGAATGCGACATTCCAAAAAAGTATTCTAATTCTCGTAAGTACCACATGACTAAGGTGGTTTCACCACTTAAGGAATCAATTTCCTACTGCATCAGGTAACCTGATGCCCCTTCCCCGGCGGTTCTATCTGCCGGGGAAACACAAATACCACACACATCTTTTTGTTAAATCCTCTGAAATATTTACAAGATTTCTCATCTTATAATTTTCCTTGTGAATTTCCTGTGTTAAAATGTTTATATGGATTTTTTTAAATCCAGGAAGGAGGTGATTCCTCGTGGCTACTTCCTTCGATAACTTCAAGCTTAGTTGGAAACAGGTTTCCTCTAAGAAAGAAGCTGATTGTGTTATTTCAGAATTTGAATGCGCTCTTCCAAATGTGTGTTCAGATTCTCGTAAATACCACATGACCAAGGTGGTTTCACCACTTAAGGAATCAATTTCCTACTGCATCAGGTAACCTGATGCCCTTTCCCCGGCGGTTCTATCTGCCGGGGAATTTCATTTGTACCACCTTATCTCCCTCTTTTTTGTCAAAAATCCTAAGAATAATTTCCATTTTTTTCCATTTTTTTAAGGTAAAAAGGTATAACATAATGGAAGTTTGTGGTACCTTGTGTTAAAATGCAGGTGGGAATGAAATTGGACGTTTTTATATCAATACAGGATAAAATCATCCTGATTTTGTACAAAAAGATCCAGATTTAGTACATTTCATTTCCTACCCAAACGGCTCCAGGACATATACAGAATGTAAAAAGCTGCCAGGCTTGTTCTGTAATATCCATGTGGAACCAACTTACTTAGTCATCATCATTTGATGATGCGATCCGATCGAGCGCCAACTCGATGTTCGGATCACTTCCATGGCAGAGCGCCAACTCTGCTATGGAATCTCAAAAAGAACTTAATTATTGTTTCTCCTGAAACGGAGGACTTACTTTTGCCAACCAGCCGAACGGCTGTTTTGTATTGCCTTGATTTAGGCGATGTGTTATTTTGTTGCTTGGTTTATTTCTAACCCTAAAATAATACTACTCTAATATCCGAGTTTTGTCAACTCGTTTTTTAGAGTTTTTCTTATTTTAGAGATTGGAGGAAACATGGATAATATGATAGGTCAAAGAATCAAAGAACGAAGAAACCAACTTAATATAACAGGGAAACAGATTAAAGAAGCTACTGGGATCTCAACAGGAAACCTCAGTGAAATCGAAAATGGAAAAATTCTCCCCTCTGCAACTGCACTTATGGGATTATCAAAGGCTTTAGAGTGTTCGTGTGATTATATACTTTTCGGGGAATCTCGAATATCAGAGTCCCCATTACGTTCTAATATACGAGATAGCGAAAGACAATTTATCGAGCAATTTAGGTGTCTATCCGATAATGATAAAGAAGATATATTAATGATGTTAGATCTTAAATATAATCGCATAAAAAAAACAAATCAGACCACTCAAACATTATCAATCACAAAGTCAGATAAAACACTAAATGAATTTGCTTAATATGGGTTATTTTTAACTCTTTTTTGTCACTTTGCTTTTTGGGGAAGTATTTTACTGAAAAGTGCTTTAAAGCCTTGAAAATAGCGCAATGTGACATATGAAAATCAATGATTAAATTTGTCACATTGTAATTTTGAAAAAACACATGCTTTTGGATTCATTCCTTAAGCATGTGTTTTTTTCTGTAACGCCCATTTTACAAGGTGTCTGACGATTTTCATGCAAAAAAAAAACGTCATAACGCAACCGTTATAACGCAATTTTCATCAATGAGACAAAACTTGTACTATTCTATCATTATTTCATTTCACTTTTTTATAAATGGCTTAAATTCAACGTTTCTTCAAATTTTCTTTTGCACTTCAACGTGTGACGTTGTTATTATGAATTTTCTCAAAATCAGTGTCACAACTTCAATTTATTTCTTTCTAAAAATCGGCTTATCCCCAATAAAATCGGGGTTTCCCACGTTATCCCGCGTCGTCCACACGTTCAATCGTCGTCAACCCCTGTTGTGTCAATAATCTTGGTAATCTACAAAAATCTTACCCCTGGGGTAAATCAGTTTCCGCATGTGTCTTCTGCAGAAACTGAAACACACAACCATTTTTGCCACAAATCGGCGCAACCCTTTGATTTACCGGGCTTTTCTCGTCAGAAGAGTGACTGTCTCAACGGATGCAACATTTTCCCTCAAAGCATCCATGACCTCTTTACTTACTGGAAATGCGTACTTTATCTCTTTTATCGGATTCTTTCCCTCTTCCCATGTTTCCTTTGGATGAAGGTGAACTTCCGCTATCATGCTCTCAATAAGCTTACGCTTATCCACATCATTCATTTTATCAAAAATCTTGTCGAAAACCAATAGCATCTTGAATACATTTTCCTTGGTAAGAACATCCTGCTGTGCAGCTTCCTTTTTCTTTTCACAATCTGTTATCATATCTTCCACAGCATAGATTTCCTCATAGATTTTATTAAGACGATTATTCATATCCTGTCTTTTCCGCTCAGCATACTTGTCATCATCATAGATAGCATCTATATCACTTTCCAGATTGCTTTTACTTTTTTCCAGCTTCTTTATCATCTTATGATAATTGTCCAACTCTTTATCAATTTCCGAAACATCTGTTTTATGCCCTAGCTGTCCCTGAATATCCTCTGCAAACTGTTTATTTCTCACTAAAAGCTTTGTATATTCAATGACCTCTGCCTCTATCCACTCTGCTGGTATCGTATTCTTCTGGCACTGTCCGAACTTTGATTTTGCATAATGTCCACACTGATACTTAATTTTACGCATAACCTTTCCATCTTTATTTTTCCATTGCACAATATCCGCATACATGGATGAACCGCACATAGGACATTTCAAAATACCAGATAACAAATGCTTTGCATACCTTCCAACTCTAGGATTACCTGTTGTCGTTGTCTCCTGCCTTTTTCTTCTGGCAGCTTCAAATAATTCGTCACTAATAATCGGTTCATGTACCACCTCATCACTCATAATATAATCATCAGATTTTACTCTGCGATATTCGTTTTCTGTTCCATCAATACGCTCCATCTTGGTTCTACCAAATGCAATTCTTCCTGTATACACTGGATTGTCAAGCATCCTCTTAATCTGATGTACACTCCAATCAACAAATTTTCTTCCATGAGAATTTCTTGATGGAAGTCTAGGAATCCCCTGACGATTCAAGTACCCTGCAATCGTAGAATATCCCATACCGCTATTAACAAACTGGTCAAAAACAAGCTTCACAACATCAGCCTCATCTTCTTTGATATTTAATTTACCATCTGCAAGTTCATATCCATATGGAGCAAAACCACCATTCCAGCCTCCCTGCTTTGCCTTTTCTTCTCTTCCAAGCATAGTCTGGGCTAGTATATTTTCTCTCTCCATTTCAGCTACGGCCCCTAAAATGGTTATCATCATTTTTCCCATAGATGTACTGGAATCCAGACCATCTTCCTTACAAATCAGATTGACACCATATCGTTGTATGTATGTGAGGGAATTTAGAATATCCTTTGCATTACGCCCAAATCGTGATAATTTAAACACCAATACATAGTCGGTTTCAACACTTCCTGATGATATCTCATTTAACATTTTTTGAAATACTTCTCTTCCTGTAATAGATTTACCACTTTTACCTGGCTCAACATAAATCTCTGATACAGTCATTCCTTCAAATTCTGCCCACTCTTTTAAGAATCGTTTCTGTCCTTCCAGACTATATCCCTGCACCTGCCTTTCTGAACTTACACGAATATAAATCACACATTTCTTTCCTTTTCTTGTACTATATGTATCTTCCATGCTTACAGCCTCCTATTCTAAAATATCTGGTGCATATTTCTCTACCATCTCTGCCAATGTGTTAATAAAGTAATCATAATTCTGCTGTTGAGTCTGTAATTTGCCACTATTTACTGCCCTTAATGGAAAACTCAACGATGTGTAATAGCTCCGCCTTGATTCTTCTAAGAATGACCATAATAATTCCTCTATCCGATACGAATTTTTACACATGATAAAATCTGCAACAGGCAGCTTTGTTTTCTTAACTGGTGTACAATATATACCACTATACATACTCACACTCTCCTTTTTTTAATATTATTCTTCTTGATATTTTGTCTAACATCTGTTCAATATCCATTCTGACATTCTTGCTCTTTACAATCGTTCTAAAACGCTCATAATCATAAACAGCATCTTCACAGCATTTAATCTGTTTCTCTGGCTGACCTAAAAATGACTGGTAACGGATATTAAGATTACTACGAATTTTTTCATATACCTTAATCTCACATTCTTCACGACTGCCACCTACACTACTTGCTATCGTTGTTCTTTTAAATTCGCCTTTTTCTGAATGTATTGTTGGCTTACACATATAGCGAATACCTCCACTAGGCTCTTTTACCGAGTTAATTTCTGAGAATTTATGTTTCTTCCGTGGTTTCGCCCTTGTCTTTAATTCATCATCTAATAATGTACTAATACCTTTCATCATCGGCATATCATGCACTGATGCTACTGATATACCTAATGACTCAATTCTTTTTCTTGCCAGAGCAATTTCTTTATGTTTTTTACTAACATCATCATCTGTTCCACCCGAAGACTTGATTTGTTGTTCTACAAACTCTAACAACGCAGAGTAACCATAGGAATCAACATAAGCATATACGACACCCATAAAATTCTGAGCATCAATGTCATAATTCGAGGAATATATCCTAGCAATTCCTTCTTCATAAGGCATATAATCACCTACTCCAAAGAAAAGCTTTATTTCTCTAATTATGTTGTTCATTACTTTTTCAGTAACATCTTCATCCAGAAGTGAACCTAATTTATTGCTGCACCCAAATACTTTTGCTACATCAATAATTTGTTTTTCAATACGGATAACATTTCTAATCTCGTCTATTTCCGCTTGAGACAATGTTAATCCATGTTCTTTTGCATACTTTGTAAGCTGCAACAATTTGCAGTAAATGTTGTATTTGTATAGTGAATTACCATTTTTACATCCTGCTGTTTCTAATGTTACAGATTCACATTGTACCTCTGGTGCATCCCAGCCTTTATATTGTGAATATCGTACTCCCCTATAGTTATTGCTATCAAAAGAATCGTGTAAAGCCTTGATATAAGCCTTTAGAACTTCTTCATCATCCGTACCCAATTTTAGGTCAATACCACAATCAATCCGTTCCATGTACCATTCAGCAGAATCACAATGCTTCTGCTGAAAAGCAAAGGTCTTAGTAAAAATTTCATTCAGCCTTTTTATGATTGCATTGACATTACTTTTATTCAGCACCAACATGGCAACCTTAGTCTGTTTAATCAGTCTGCCGACATTTACCTGAATCTTCACATCATAAATCCAATTACCAGAGTTAGGTATCTTAATTCCAAGAATGTTAATTTGATTGATTCCTGCTATCTTAATATCTGCCCCTGACAATTCCACACTCTTAGACAATGATTTTCCATACAGAGAGCATAAATAACGTGCTTCCGACAAAGATACTTTTTTATGAATAACCATTGTGTGTTCCGACAAATCTATTGCCATTTCAGTCACGTATAATCCAATTATCCTCTTTTGAGGGTAATGGATTATTCCCCTTTCTCCCAATCTCTTGGGCTTTATTGAATACTCCATTATAATAATTACAGCACTGTGGATCTGTACCTATTTCATTACGGCTTTGACTGTTCCGAGGTGACTCAGACCACAGCTTTTCGTCTACTACTGGTAATTAGTTTGTTAACGCATGACGTTTGTATTTACGTGATTACGCAGCCGAATTCTCTGTGGAAGACAGCAGTGCTAAATATCTTATAAGGAGGCTTATTTCTATGACCATGTACTTTGTTGGAATCGATATTTCCAAGTACAAGCACGACTGTTGCATCATATCAGCAGCCAACCAGAAAGTTGTTTCAAAGTTTACTTTCAAAAATGATAAGTCCGGTTTTGAACAACTAAATCTTATCTTAAATTCACTCTCCACTCCTGAGGATATAAAAATAGGGTTTGAATCAACTGCCCATTATGCCCTCAATCTTGAACTCTTCCTTGAAAATGCCAACCACAGCTTCATGGAAATTAATCCAGTTTTAATCAAGGATTTCAAGAAGTCTCAGACTCTCCGACGCACCAAAACCGATTCTATCGACTGCGAGTTAATAGCCCGTTGGTTAATGACTGTTGAATACAAACCCCATTCAAAAGGATTTTACCACGCTTATTCCTTAAAGTCATTAACTCGTTTACGGGACAGGCTGGTTCGCCAGCGTTCTTTTTATCTTGTTAAAATTACAAACGTTCTTGACCACACCTTTCCAGAGTTCAAACCGTTCTTCCATGAGCGTTTATCTAAAACTGCCTTATACCTCCTTGAAAACTACGGCTCCGCTGAAAAGATAGCAAGAATGAATTCCGCATCCTATGAGAAACTTCGATCCATTTCCAGAGGAAAATTTTCTCCCCAGCAGTTTATTCGCTTGAAAGAACTTGCCGCTAATACAGTCGGTGTAAACAACTCTATCTTCGATGTAGAACTTAATAGTCTGCTGACCTTATACAAGTCCCTTGTAGATGAAATCAAAACATTAGAAAGCGAAATCAACAGACTGGTAGATGAAGTGCATCCACACTATATGTCCATTCCAGGTATCGGTCCTATATCCGCTGCTATCATTTACGCTGAATATGGTGATATTTCAAACTTCTCCAGTCCTAACCAGATGCTTGCTTTTGCCGGAATAGAACCCAGCGTACATGAGTCAGGAACTGAAGCATATAATGGCAAGATGGTAAAACACGGTTCCTCACAGCTACGATATGTGCTTATCAACTGCTGTCTGCCGTTGATACGGTTTGATGTGACATTTGCTACATACTATGCCAGAAAACGTTCAGAGAACAAGCCTCACCGGGTTGCTATCACTCATGTAGCTAAGAAGCTTGTCAGAGTCATCTATGCATTGGAGAGTCAAGATATCGACTTTGACCCAAAGAAACTTCGATGAGCTCATGTTCATAAGTTAACACCCTCCATCTGAAATACGCTATTTTCAGATGGTTTATTAAGGTTACCCTTTTTTATAAACCATAAAATTCCAAAAAAACACTTGACTGTTTATAGTTTGTCACCTTCCTAGTAAATAATCTGTACACAATACCTCTTTTTTAAGCCTGTACCCAACAAGAGAAACCCCTGATAAATACAGGCTTTAGAGGTTGTATTTTATCCATGATAAAGTAAATATTGTTAACCCACACCATACATGGAATAAAATCATGATGGTATTATTTAACTCTACGATATATATAAGAGTTAGCCCTGATTAAAAAGAGCATCAACATCATCTAACAAATTGATAACCTCTTCTTTTAACAATTTGATTTCTTCATCATCTGTGACCTTGTATTTTTCGATTAATTTATCTACATCATCAACACCAATAGCAATGGTGTGTTTTAAACAATACTTATACTGCTCCTGAATTTTATCTACTACATCAGCAGATATTACTCCTGTTTAACTTGCATATTGTTCATTTGCTTGGTGTTCCTCATCACATAAAGCATTCAGTACTTTCATATCCTCAGCCCACCAATACTCGCTTTCAAAGTTGATTTCATCAAGATAGTCCATGTCATCCCATGTTTCAGGAACATAGCCATCCTGCACAGCCCCAGGCACTACGAAAACTTCTCTCTCTTTTCGTTCATTGGAGTAATAGAGAATATTTTCAATATTCATCAACCACCAATTCACAGCTCCAAATCTGCTTCCGTGACGTGCCTTGTGATACTCTACGAAAAACTCTGCGACCTTCTTATCTAAAGAAAAGCTCACCGCATAATAAGACATTAAAAAGTGTTCTGCCTCACCACGATACACCTTCACTAATCCATCTTTACGAACTCGATTCTTCAACATTGATTTAACCATTGCAATTCTCTTTTCTTTGAGTTCCTGAGTTTCTTCAAAATGTAAGTATCGGTCAATGTATTGGAGCATCTCAGGGTAGTCCACTCTGCAACTCTGATAGATTTCCTCTAACATAACAGGCATGCGATATTCTACAGGAATATCATTGTAAATCGCTTTAAAATAATTCCATGCCTTATCTAAATGGCTATCAAAGCAACAGATTACTTTGCCAATTTTACTTTTACATTCATCTAAACTGTCTGTCGGTTTAATCATACACTCCTGAAATTCTTCCCATGAAATGTATCTTGCTTCATGATAAAAATACTCCATGTGTTCTTTTTTCATAGCATTGTTCCTCCTACTGGTTAGTTAATTTGTTAATAGCTTCTTTTACTTTTTGTTCCATTTCTTCTGTTAAAGTTTTTCTAAGCAAGGTAGACAAATAACCTTCTGAAATACCCATTGCATCTGCTACCTCGTATCTGAAAAGACGATGTTTCTTAATAAGCTTTTTTATATCTTCATTTGCCATTGCTTTACTCCTTATATGCTTTTTTATTTTGTTTTGGAAGAATTCTTCTTTACAGTTGCAAGTATAGCAAGATATAATACCTGTGTAAGTAAATGTAACAAATCATATAATTATTTATTTTTTACTTATTTTGTTTCGTTTGATATAATAGAAAGGTGGACTTATGGAAAACAGATTTAAAAGACTACGATATGAAGATGATTTATGCCTTCATAAGAAATACACTATGGATGAGCTGGCTACTAAAATGCCTATAAGCAAAGCAACCATATCTCATCTTGAAGCATCTGATGATTACGATGCCAGAATATCTGTCATCAAAGAATATAAAAAACTCTTTCCTGACGTATCATATGATTATCTGCTTGGTGGTAAAAACACGATGTCAAAAGAATATAGTCATATTGAAGAAGTTCTTCCTTTTAATAATGACTTCTACACCAACCTTGAACAGTTATTCAAAACAGAATCTGACCCTGACGTTGAACCAGAATTACAAGAGCAATTTCTCAGTTATGAAAAGGAACAGCATGAAAAAATAGAATGTATGCTTAACAGTATGGTCAGTAACCCCAATTACCTATCCTACTTTCTCGAAAGTATATATGATGCTTTGTTTCATATGTACATACAGAAAAATACCAGCACCCAAAATCGTGCAATACGTTTAGATGCTGGCGATGAAGATTTATTCAAAATAACACAGGCAACCATAAGGCTTATGCAGGATGTTGTATTTCCCAGTCTCAGTGAAAAATTCAAGGCAGACAAAAAAGTTGCTGATGAACAGCAAAAAGCTACTGACAAGAAAACACGAGACTATTATGGCTTTGACGATAATACACCACTGCCATTCTAATCTATGCAACCGCCATCTTGCGTATCTTAGATAACGTCTTTTGATTTACCACCATGCAGGCGGTAATCACATCTGCTAATGTATATGACTTCTTATGAGAGAGAGCTTCTGGTATGATACGTTCCACATCCTCTCTCAACATAAGAGCCTGTTTCCCAATGGTATCTGTATATCGCAGTATTACTTCCTGTTCCAAGTCCTTTATAAATGAATTACGGACTAATAACCCTACCGCAACATCATCTGGAACAACCTGTACTTCTCTTGGATTTTCCTGTACACATTCCCCATAAATGGATGCAACCGACACCTGATACATACTGCACAGCATTTCAAGAGTCCTCTTCGATACACCACAGCCACACTCCGCTCTTGATATGGTTCTTTGTGCTATCCCTAACTGATTAGCAACAAATGACTGCGACCAACCTTTACTGATACGAATACGCTTAAGATTATCAGCAACCAATAAATTAACGTTATCCATGAAAACCTCCTTCTGTAGACAGTGATATGGAAATGTCAGTCATTCCATAAGCACCGCAACAATTATGATTATTAATGTATGTCCTAATATTTAATATACCGGTGCAGGATGCAAAATTGCTAAAGTGTAGCATAAATAAGCATTTTCTCCGATACACCAGTATAAATATAAAATGATGACCACCTGCTTTCCCTGAGAAAATACAATGTTTAGCCCTGAGAACAGTGTAGACAATTTAGAGCTTCAACAAGTCTTTTTCTTTAAAGCTCACGAAATCATCGCATCCAATAACAATAAAGTCAGCTAATGGGATTCCAAGCAGTTCTCCAGCATCCCTGATTCTCTGACACACATTAAAATCATCTCTTGACGGAAGCGGAATACCTGACGGATGATTATGTATCACCACGATATTACTCGCACCTATCTGCAATGCCCTCATATATACGCCTCTGGCATCCAAAAGGCTTGCATCACACAGACCATGACTTACTTCAAACATTCCAAGAAGCTTCATCCTGTTATTAAATGCCCCCATATAGACATATTCATCTGCCTTTTCATCCATATGGAATCCATCTACCATTAAGCCATATATCGCCTTAGGCTCTGTAAAATTATCAACAGCATAGGCAAAGCTGTCCTTTACTTGTAATGCTGTATGCTTGGTCTTTGTATCAATAATCAAATCATATGTTTTTATATCCATTGTCGTTTGCTCCTTTCAAAAAAGGGGACACAGATATCCTGCATCCCCAGTGTGATTTCATTCCTCAAAATAGAGGAGCGAATGTGCAATAAAACTACTTTTCCGATACGAAATTATTTAGGACAGCTCAATTTTGAGTTCTCCTATATTTCGCTGCACAAAATTATGCCGTCAGATTATTCAACAGCTTTAAATTTCTCTATCAGCGTAGATGCCTGAACACCTGTAATCTTCTTATAATCATCTACACCAAAGTTTGATTTACAGTATTTGTTCATGGCTTCCGCAGATGTATTATGCTGGCTCATAAGTGTTTCCAGATATTTTATCTGCTTCTGTGTGACAGGCTTTTCCGCTTTCGGCTTACTGCCCTGCTTTAATTCATCAGGATTCTTACCTCCTGTACTGTCTGGCTCGATATTCATATCTTCTACATCCTGCGTAAACCTAGCTGACAAATTACCGACATTTAATGCTGCATCCACCAACGCACGCTTCTTTGCCATTTTAAGCACCGTATTCTGTACAGCATAGCCATTACTCTTTGCGTACTTGCCCTCTCTGGTATTTGTGATGCCGATACCCTCACCTTTGACAACGCCGTTGTAATCAATCAGGTAGACCTTTGCCTCATAAGAAAAGAATCCGACATTGTAATCCTCAACCCGATTACTGATTTCCGTTCTTGCAATCAGTCCAAGATAATTAAGAATCTTCTCTGCCCCAGATTTTAATAATGTAGGTTTGTTACAATGCGGTATCACACCATAATCGACACCAGCAATAAGGACAGTATCAATGAATCGGTTCATTTCATCATCAAATGTCTTTGCTTCTTCTACAGTAAGTCCCCTTGTTCCTGATGATGTCACAGGCTTTGTTTCTGGCTGAAACTCAGTACTTTCTGCATCAAACATAAGATTGTGAGGTACATTCATTTCCACACGTTCTATCGCCTTTTTAGAGCTTTCTGTCGGCTCTATATTCTCCATCCTGCTCTCTAGTAATGCTTTTAAATCTATCTGTTTACTCATAATGTTTATCCTGCCTTTCTGTGCTTATCTCAATGTGAATCTTCTACTTGTACTGCTCTTAACATATTTCTGGTAAAGCTCTGGTTCATTCTCTTTCAGTGCCTTTGTATCAAGCCTCTCACTGGTTACTTTCTTCCATGAAATAGAATGGTCATAACACTTAGCCTTGTCATAATCACCCATAAATTCCTTGATATGATTAGCTGCATCCTGCTTCTTAGCTTTTGCATTATCTTCCTCAACGGATGCTTCAAAATATGCATCCACCCATTCAACGGCATCATCAGGCAGTATGATTTCATCCTCAATCCCGCCATGATAAATGTTATCTAACAGATTCTTAGCGGCATCCGAGCCATCCATTTCAGGTCTAATCATGTTCTGAACCTTATTCCAGAACTCTTTTTCTACAGCAATAAGCATCTGCTGTATCTCTTCATCAGCATCCACCTCATAAACACGGAAAGCATTGCCGCCAATAAGGACAGCAACATAAGCTTTCTTAACGCCTGTTACAATAAGATAATGCTGTGCCTGCGTCTTATAATAGGTCGGAACTCCATCTTCCCATTCAAAACGCTTATACTCGCTGGCTGTCTTAATTTCTAAAATAGCAGGATTTCCGTCCTCATCTTCTGTCAGTCCGTCAATATCAGCAAGCATAAATGGATATTCTGGATGCTGGAGCATAGCATGTACTTCAACCACAGTCTTTCCGGTAACCTTAGCGAAATGATTACGGATAACCGGCTCCATGATAGTTCCCCATTCCATAGCTTCATTCTCCTGCGTATCATCCTCTGTCTGGTTCGTTTTATTGAGCCATAAGGAAATAGCACTGTTCCATTTACTGATACCGAGGATAGCGGCAACATCACTTCCACCAATCCCCTGTTTGCGGTATCTAAGCCACTCTTCTCTTGATAATCCTTCTGTTTCTACTAAAATATTTGCATTCATGCTCTATTCCTCACTTTCCCTTAAATCAGAAAAAGCAGAGCCTTCCGACTCTGCCAATGTTGTAATAATCTTGTAAGATACCTTCTGTACGGTATCAGCTATAATCTTTAATTCTTCTTTATCCTTGAGCCATGACTGTATGTAACTCATAGAATAACTGCTTGTATCAAGCCCCAATCTCATACTGACTACAAATGCTACTGATTCAGCAATAAGCTCCCTGCGGTTTCTTGGAATATCATCATCAGGATTCATTGCAAAATCATACGCATGAGCTGTTTCATGCAGTAATGTCTTGATTCTTTGTAAGTACTCAAGGTCAGAACGCACGCTGATAACTTTTGTTTCCAGATTGTAACTGCCTTTGCTGGCTGTTCCTGTCACATCCTGTATCACAAATTTTTCTGATAATACACGATAAAGATTATCGTATATGTTCTTTTCCTCTTCTGAATTACCTGCAAGACCTTTTACCAGTACAGGAATATATTCATCCGAACCATCCGTATCTGCAATATCAAATACATAGGTCACTCTGAAACCGCTGATAACACGCTTGACCTCTTTCTCTCCCTGCTCATCATGGTACTCATTTTTATTATCTGGTTCTTTGAACTGCTCAACCTTACGGAAGCATGGGGCTAGTATAGCCAGCCCCTTAGCTCCTTTCTTCACATAACGACCAAGCTTGTTCCAAGACTTATAGCCTTTCACATAAGTAGCCTGCCCGCCGCTCTGTGCGTAAATAAGGATTGCATTTCCAAATGAGTAGTTGTAGAATAAGGATTGAAATTTGAGATAAGAAAGCCAGTCCTCGTTAGTATTGATAGTCGCCAAACTATCATCAATACTTTTGAGGGCTGCTTTTATTTTATCCTGATTACTCATTGCATCCATCCTTTCTGACTGTAAGCTCATCATACAAAAGGTCTGCAAACTCACTTGTCAGCAGATAATCGGTATGTCTCCATGTCTGGTATAAAAAATCCAGTGCATTTTCCTTAGATAATATCCAACGAAGCATATCATCGGAATATCTACAGTTATGCTCTGGGATATTATCAAACAGGCTCATTATTTCCTGCTTCCACACCACCTCATAGGACTTATTGAGTAAGTCGGATGCTGTCAGCGGTGCTGTTGTAAGATATGTACACAATGCGGTGTACTCATCTTTTAATCTCTGCCTTAACTTCTGTAATAACATAGGCTTCTCCTTTCTACTTCCCACACTCTTCATAATATGGGCATTCATCACAATATGAATCTCCTGAACACTCACAGCCATCTAACAGACCATCTGTTACAATCGGAACACATACTGACATGTACAGACTGCAATTCTCTGTACAATGCCCTGGCATTTCTGGTCTTAATGACTGTCCTTCCAGATAGCACATTAGGCATCACCTCCCTTCTTTGTGTGGCTTACAGTAAAATCCCACTTACCGATATGGATATCCTTAGTGAATGTACCAATACCGGTAAACTTCTTTTTATACACTGCATAGCTGCCACCCTTTAAATTATGGAATATTATGCTCTTCCAATCGGTATCCTCACTGATTTCAACAAGGCTTCCATCCAGATTGACCATATAGACCTGTACACCATTCATCAGATATTTCTTGGCTTTCTCAAAGTTAATAAGCTTCATTTCTTTCTTATCAAACAT